CCACCACCACCGCAGCATGCCCGTAGGGCATGCCAGTCGCAAATATGCCTATAACCAGGCATGCAACGGATACCATAAGGTTGCAACCCCGGCATTGATACCGATACCCGGGGTTAGGCTGCGCCAGCCCAAGAGCTATGTAGAAAGCTGTAGCGCAGTGCAACAGTTAGGCCCGTTGTTACAAGACATGCATCCAATCGTACCCGATAATGGATATAAAAATTTTCTGGCAGCGTTTCGCAAGAGATGCAATTATTACACGGCTGCCAGAGCCACGCCGGAGATCATCGCCTCCAGTCTCGAGCTTGTGAAGGTTCTCGTACCTGAGAGATTGCCCAAGTTTGAGTGGAGTCTTGCTTTGTATACCGGCTGGTTGTCCAAGTTTGGTGAGGAGAAACGGAACCGTATGGAAGAGGCTCTCGAACAGCTCTCCCATGCATCGGTTCGCGATTACACATCAAAGGACGTGTTTGTTAAGGTTGAGGCCTTGCTCGTTGATCATAAGCCTAATTGGGCTCCTAGGGTGATATACAAGGGAACAGATCTGTATAACGCCATTAGTGGTCCAATTTTCAATGAACTGATGGTTCGCCTCAGTTCCTCTTATGACAACATGCAGGGTCCTCATAAGTTCCGTGTAGCCTACAAGAGGCAGCCCACGGATTACACGCCTTTCATTGAACAGGGTACAGGTGACTATGTTGAGTCCGACTTTTCTTCGAATGATATGACGCAGTGTTCTGATGTTATGGTCTTGGAGATGGCGTTGATGCGCAGGATGGGAGCTCCTGAGTGGTTTATTAGGCTGCACGCTGAGTCTAATAAATTCACTGTCAAGTCTTCTGTTCACGGGGTTAAAGCCGTGCTTCAGAACATGCTTCCAACCGGCGCAACTGACACCACCTTCAGGAACACCTTCTGGAATTCTTGCATCCTCTATTCATTTATAAGGAGAGTCGGTGTGACTTCTTGTAGAGCAATTCTTCTCGGTGACGATATGTTAGCCCGTATGTCTGGTCTCAAGCGATATGCAGCCGCTACTTACGAGTCTATTGCAAGGGATGCCCAAATGAAAGCGAAGGTTTTCAGGAGGACACACCTTGTTGACTGTAGTTTCTTGAGCCGCGTCTTCGTGCCCTGTCGTTTGGAGGGCTCGCACCTCACGGTGCCCCTCCTCGGCAAGGCATTGGGACGTTTTAATATGCGAGCAAACCGTAATTCTGCCGTGACCGACCACGCCTATATGGCAGGCAAGTCCATCGGTTACGCGTATGAATTTCGTCATTACCCTCCCATTCGTGATCTCTTCATGTTACGGTTTTCCCACGAGTGGGATTTCGTACGTGTTGAGAAGCGCAAAGACTTTCCCCTGGAACTCTCTTGGAACGCCCGTTCCTCTGGTGTCACGTTGGCTAACGTCAAAGACAAGATTATCGTTAGCCGTGTGATCTCTGAGGATGACTTCTTCGAGTTTTGTTACTATAGGTATCGTCTGACAAGTAGGGAGGTTGAAGATATGTTCTCTGATGTCGTGCTCAACACTGACGCGGTTGATGTAGATGATCATGTGGTTCGCGTACTGTCCGCTGACTTTCTGTAGTCCGGTTGCCGTTATAACAATTTCGGTATCCGGTACTACTACCGTAAGCCGACCCAACGCACCTCACGGTCAAAAAAAAAAAAAAAAA